CCCCCTTCCCCCTGTGTCGATGGAGCCTACCCCCGGTGTGGGCGGCGCAGTCTCGCGGGAAGCGGGGGCGCACCTTTCCCAGCGGGACGTACCAGTTACACGTACCGAAACGCTCACTTTTGAGCAAAACGAATCCAAGAAACGCAAAATCCCTGAGTCTTTATCCAGTGCTTTTGTTGATCTGTCCTGCCCGATTGGTCTGGACGTGTTTTGCGACTGGCTCACCATCTATCAGGATCACGATTTAACCGACGAAAACGGCGACCCTATTCTCTTGCCCGTCCTCAATGACGGCTACGTCGTGCGCTTTGAGCCTGACGCGTTCCGCAACTCCATTGACGACGAAACCGGGGAAATTCGCCCGATGTTCGATGCCATGAAGGCCGAATACACGGTGTCGCGCAAAATGGAACATGAGGGCAGCTACGAATCGAAGGTTTCGATCCGCTGTGATGGTTGCCGCGTCGAACTTTCGGGAAACGTTGGCCGCTTCGGTCGTCCCGATAACGTATTTGGTCTGCCGGTGCTGGAAACAATCGATCGCGCTAACGAAATCCTCGCCGCCCTTGGCCTGCCCCCCTTCTCCTGCACTGTTCGCAATGCGCCCTACGCCAGAACGGACAGTTTTGCCAAAGGACAAAACGCGGTCATTACCCGTGTCGATTTGACCGCCAATTTCGCATCAGGAAGCCGCGAGGCTGCGTTCCGCGTCCTGCACTGGATGTCGGGTCAAGGTACCGCCCGAAACAGCGGCAAAAACCCCCGCAACTACGGAAACGGCATCACGTGGAACGAGGGTTCCAAGCGTCACTACGAAAAGCTGTATTTCAAGGCCGACGAACTCGGCCCCCATGTGTCACCTGAAGTTCGCCAGTACTGCGAACAAAACGGCCTGCTCCGCTATGAAGTCTCGCTAAAAGCGCGGGAACTGGCTGACCGTGGCTTGCAGTCCATGATGGGCTGGCTCCCTGTAGAGAAGGAAGGAACGAAAATGGAAAACGTCATTTATGGGCATTTCGCCCAAGTCCTGACCCGTAATCAGGTCACTGTCACCGAATGCCAGAAAATCCCCGGCAAGCTCGGCCTGATCGCCCGTTCCTACCTCAATGGTGAAAACCCCTACGAGGCCCTCGAAGCCGGTATTTCCACCCGTCGCCGCTGGCGTCAACAATTGCTGCGCTACGGTCTCGACATCGCCCAGCCCATCGACGTTACCCGTATGAATACCCGTATCCGGGTAATCGACCTTCAGCCGGTGTCGGCTCCGGCGTGGTACTCCCGGAGGGCCGCATGATCGCCCTCGAACTGCTGGTGCTTCCAACCCTCTCAATGGTCGCCATCGTTGCCGTTGGCGTCGTCCTGATCCTCTGCCTCCGTCCGCAAAGGGGCTATTGATGGGTTACGCATGGTCAGGCATCTGCCATCCCGACACTGCCACCGCGCTAACGGCCTTCGCAAAGGCTGTCCCAAGTGCGGATGCTGTCGGGATTATCAGCTTCACCGCCCAACCCACCATCGGCGCATCAGGCCTTATCACCTGGTCGATTTCCCATCGTCCTCTCACTGGCACTGCTGCCACAACTCGCACCGGTACAACTCAACTCCAAGCGTGCACAGAGGGCGTCGATCAATGGCCCGTCCAGTCCCTGCTATTCATCGCCGCCTTGTTCTTCTCGGCCTTCATCGGCTTCAAATCAGGATACCGCGCATGACCTCCACCGACATCGCGCTTTTCTGCGGCCAGCTCGTCAGCGCATGGGCAGCCGGATTTACTGGCGGTTTCATCATCACCCGATTCAAGGAGGCCATGTCTCACGCTACTTGAGAGGTATCCCCCAAGGGTCAGCCGGAGGCTGGCCCTTGGGGGGTGGTTCTCAACCTGGTACCCCCACTCAATCTAACTTTTTGGAGTACAACATGAACAAGGTTCAAAAATCCCTTCTGGCCCTTGGCCTGATGGCTGGTGTTATCGCCTCCGCTCACGCTGCCCTGCCGACTGAAGCCACCGCCGCTTTCTCGACCATTAGTGGCAACGTGACCGACGTTCTCGCCGCCATGTGGCCGATTGTCGCCTTGGCTACTGGCGGCTTCGTGCTGGTCAAGCTGTTCAAGAAGGGTGCCAACAAGGCCGTCTAACCATGGGCTTGATACAAATCGCACTGATTTGGGGGGCCGCGTCGTCGGCCCTTTTTCCATCCCCGGTTCAATCCGGTGAATGGGAGAACTTCAAAGACCTGAAAGAAGCCCTTGTGCGTTCGTCTGCCCGGCGTGATTTACCGTTGCCGGTATGGGCGGCCAACCTTGATTATCCCCGGCCCTATCATTTTTACGATGTGCCGAAGAAAACGGAAAATTCCCATGTTCCGCCGTTACCTGTTACCGCTGGTCCTCTGTCTCCTCCTTCTCCCGCTATTAACTCGCGCTGATACGGTTTCACTCACGGAAACAGGTACATGCGAAAACAGTGGCAAGCCCGGCTTCCCGATTCCGAATTCCACCGTGTCGTCATGTATGTCTGCAATTCAGGCGGCATCGGCATCCGCATATTGGAATCTTTCAGACGGCGTAGCCAGAAAGGTAAATTCATCGACCTACACCTTTAACTGGCTTTTTTCTCATCCCGGTGATGGTTATACCTACCGAGCCGACTCGGGATCACTAAGTCAAATAACTAGCACATGCCCGGCTGGTTATACCCTCGATCCTGGCGGCACCACTTGCTCTAGGGCAGATTGTCCCAATGGAGCAACTCGCAACCCTGACGGCTCATGTATGTCGGCCTGTCAGCAAGTAGCGGGTTTAATCAACAATACTCCGGAGGCAACTCGTTGGTTTATTGTTCCTGTTGGGTCAGGTAACGCGATGGGTGCTTACTGTGATTCGGGCTGTGCTGTAAGTCTCGCCATGCTCGAACCCGGCTACTACTCTGACGGTAAGAATAATTCCATGCAGCGCAAAATGCACTATTCTGGCCAATCGTGTACCGCCGAACCAGCGGCCCCGTCGCAATTTACCCCAGAAAAACCTAAGCCACCCGTACCAGAAAAAAAACCTCCTTGTGCAGCGGGCGAGGGCGTAATGACATCGAGCAGCGGGACAATTGGTTGCGTCCCGGAAGGCACTCCAAACAGTAATCCGCCAGTTGTCAAAAAAGAAAAGGAAACCAAAACTAATGCCGATGGCACTACCGCAACCACCGAAACCACGACAACACGTGACCCATCAACCGGTGTTGAACAAAAGACCTCCACCACGACTACCAAAGATGCCAACGGCAACACAACCGGCGTTACCTCGTCCAGTGGCACCAGTGGCACCACATCCGCTGGCAACCCGGAAAAACCCGTTGATTCTGACCTTTGCCAGAAAAACCCAACACTCGACATCTGTACCGGCAAGCTGAACAAAGAAGAGACCCAGAAGAAAATCGCCGATGACATCAAGTCCCTAACCGACCCCGGCAGCACCAGCACTGACCCACTCAAAAACGCCACCCACACCACGGAATCAGAGAACCAACTCAAAGCCGAAAACGACAAATTCACGGATGCGGCCAAGGGCATTACCGACCCCACCGCCTCCAGCAAAACAAGCTGGCAACAAGCCATGGAATCGGGTTGGTTCTCCGCTATCCCCAGCTCGGGATGCACGCCCATCACTGGCACCGTCGGCGGTCGTCAATTCACCATTGACCACTGTGAAAAGGCGTCCCAAATCTCCGACATCATGAGTTATGCCCTCTGGTTCATGCTCGTCGTCGGTTCCTTCGTCATGTTCACTGGTGGTCAAGTGAGGACTCAATAACATGCCCGTAATCGCTCCCCTCTGGGCGTGGCTCGTCGGCCTGCTCGGTACACTCGTTACCAACGTCGCCAGCTGGTGGCTCGTTCGCGTCGCAGCAGATCGCGCCTTTCACTACGCTCTCGTTACGGCCTTTCTCGTCGCCTCCACCGGCCTTTTCCTTACGCTGACCATCACCGTCAAAGCGGCCATTCTCGGCGCTCGAGCCGCCATGCCTGCCAACATGTCAGCCTTCACGTACTTTCTGCCGTCTGACATCAACGTGATTTTCGCCACCATCGTCACGCTTCGTGTCTCGATGGCCGTCTATCGTTGGACTGTCTCAACCATGTCGGCCTACCTGCCCAACGTCGGCAACTTCGGCCAAGGAATGCGGCTATGACCGATTTTGCGGTGACCGGAAAAAAGCGTAGCGGCAAAGGCCTGTTCTGTGCAGGCCTCATCCGTGATGCCCTGAAACGTGGCTGCCGCGTCGCCACCAACATGGATATCCACCTTGAACATATGTTTTTGCCGTGGAACAGATCCACCCTGATCCGCCTTCCGGACTGTCCAACTGCGGATGATATGGACGCCCTCGGCCTCGGCTATGAAGGCGAGGAAATCGACGAAGAGAAAAACGGCATCATCGTCCTCGATGAAACCAGTAAGTTTTTCAACTCCCGCTCATGGGGCGACAAGGGCCGTCAGCCCTTGCTGGACTGGCTCATTCACTCGGGCAAGCTGCGTTGGCATGTCTATTACCAGATGCAAGGCCTCGAACAAGTCGACAAGCAACTCCGCCAAAGCCAGATTGAATACCACATCAGCGTAAAACGAACTGATCGCTGGCCCATTCCCGGCGTTACGCCGCTCTGCAAGTCCCTCGGCTTTGATGTCCGTTTCCCCAAGATGCACCTCGGCATCGTCAAACATGGCGTCGAACGCGATAGCCTGATCGTTGATCGCCAGTGGTACAGGGCCAAAGACCTCTACAAGTGCTACGACACTGAGCAGCGATTCTTGGATCGCGACCACCCGCAAGCGGTCGGTATGCACACCGTCCTGAGCAACTGGCACACCGAAGGCCGATACCTGCCAAAGCAACCGAGCAAGCCGCTTCGCTTCATCTACGGCCTCCTCGGCATGGACTATGTGACCAAGCTCCGCGCCCAGCGCAACACCACCCCGAAGCTCAAGCCAAAACACCCGCTCGTCGTCCAGCTCTTGCACCTCCCGGAATCCCAGCGCGTCAAGGAATGGCATCGGCTTGAAGCTCAAGGAGCGTTTCCTCCTATCTTTTGACCGCAACAAGGGCAGATTCCCTCTGCCTTTTTTTTCGCTCTGAACGCCGCCTGACGTTCAGCCGCGGTCTTGGCCTTTCCGGTTGCTGGTCGGCCTCTTGGCCTGTTCAACAAGTCGGGGGTTCTTTCTGCTGCGCCTGTTTTTTCCTTAGCCATTGTTACCCCCTGCCATTTTCACGGCGTCGTTAATATTGTCGAAAGACCCCCACCATGTTGATCTATCCCATGCGCCGCCATCCAGACAGCGAACGTCGTAACGTGTGCCGCTTGGGTAGGCTTCTAGCCATTTCTTCCGGCCTTCAGCCCATAATTCGCGCCCTTTGTCTGCGAATTCGTCTGTGCGTTCTGCATAGAATTTATCGTTTTCCTCCACCGTATCAGTCACGATAAATGTCACGTTCCAAAACTTCTGGTGTGATTTAGGCCGCGCATCGTTGGGTGTTGATTCGAACATCTTAGGCAATACCGGATTTACTGGTACCCCGCCTGCGTAGAACTCCGCTTTGATCTTAGCCATTTGCAACTCCTTTTCGTTTGTCCATGTTGTTATTATACGTTATGGTAACGATAAATCAAGTAATACTTTTAAATAGAAGTTACGGTAACGATAAATAAATACAATGGCTAGCGTCGGGAGTGTCGCAGGCGGCGTCAATCGTATCTGGCCGGGCGCCCGGCCGGGGCTGGCTTCTGTCTGCCGGTACTCCCGTATCAGTTCGATCAGATCAGACCAGACCGAGCAGCGGGTTTGCGAGATCATTGCAGGCGAGGCAAGACAGGCCCCTAACCCCTTCCCCCTCTAAAGACCACCCACCGCGCACAATGCCGCTCTGCTGGTTCACCTTCAGGCGTGGTACAGGTTCCCATCTGCGCCTGCTGCGGTTTCAGATTTCGAGCGAATGCAAGAAACGCGCAGCGGGGGCTTGTCCCCCCGAGCTCCGGAAATCCGGAGGATTTACCGGTCTCCAAGGTTTTCTATTTCGTCCATTTTTTCCGCCCGGAGGGCGGCAGCCCCCCGCCAGCAAAAAAGCTTGATAACATTTCAAAAGCGAAGTTAACCTTCGCCCACTTCATTTTCGAAGTGCCACTTTTTGAGGTGTAACGATGCTAAAGATTCAAGTCGAAACTATGATGGTCGATGCCAAGAACGGCACCAGCGCCAAAACCGGTAAGCCCTACTCTATCCGCGAGCAAGAAGCATGGATGTATGGTTTCGACCGTGAGGGCAAACAGCACCCGCACCCCCAGCGCATCCGCCTCACGCTGGACGATGACCAGCAGCCCTACCCGGTTGGTACGTATCAGCTCGATCCGTCTTCGATTTACGTGGATCGCTTCAACCAGATCGCCATTCGTGCCCGCCTCCGCGCCGTGGCACAGGTCGCCCCGGCCCAGCCGAAAGCTGCGTAAGAAAATGAAAGCCTATGCGGCTGCACTTGGACAGGGGCGCAATCAACGCGCTCTCTGTGCTGCGGGTTGGGGTTTTATTTGTCTCCCCACTCGTCTGCAGTCGCATGGACAGCCCTACGCGCTCGACAATGGGGCGTGGGTTGCATTTCAAAATGGCCGCCGTCTTGATCTGGATGCGTTTTATCGATCCGTTGATCGGGCTGGCGAAAATGCTGATTTCGTTGTTCTTCCCGATATCGTTTGTGGTGGTCGTGAATCGCTTGAGCTGTCGCTGTCTGCGCTTGAACGGCTGTCAGAACTGCCAGCCCGCAAGTTGATTGCCGTTCAGGATGGGTTCATGTGGGGCGATGTTGCTCCGTTCATCCGTTCTGATGTGGGTCTTTTTATTGGTGGTTCGACGGATTGGAAAATCGCTACCCTTCCCTATTGGGGGCAGCATTGCGCGCGGTCTGGCGTTTATTTGCATGTCGGTCGTGTGAATACCGTTAAACGCCTTCGCATGTGTGCCGCGGCAGGAGTGGATTCTTTTGACGGTTCCGGCGTTTCTCGCTTTTCGTCTGAGCTTCCGCGCATTGATTTTCATCGCCGGCAGTTTGATCTCTTGTCGCCTCGCGCGTTTGTGTGATGTTCCAACGTGCCCCCCTTCCCCCTGTGTCGATGGAGCCTACCCCCGGTGTGGGCGGCGCAGTCTCGCGGGAAGCGGGGGCGCACCTTTCCCAGCGGGACGTACCAGTTACACGTACCGAAACGCTCACTTTT